ACTCTTCTGGATGACGCCATCCACCAAATAGATAGTCCATGGCATTCTCCCAAGGATCCTCGTGTGTATTCAACCAAGAAACGTTAGCCTTTTCTTTCCAGTCATCATAGACAATACGTTCCATAATCCACATAACATCTGGACAGGTGATCTCAAACTTACCACCTGGTTTTAAAATACGGTGGATTTCTTTTAGAACTTGTGGTACCGCAAAGTGTATCAAATGCTCAACAACATCACCAAGGTAAATCTTATCAGCATAATCGCTATCATATGGATAAGGAAAGTGATGAAGGTCATGTACCTTTGTTGTACCTGCCCACTGGTGTATATCCATACGGTCCGTTGCATCTGGTTTTGGATGTGGGCCAGCACCAATGTCAATAATAACAGATTGTTCTATAGTAAGTTTCATAATATATCCTTATGCAAAGTTTCCAGAAACGCTTATTCTATAATCATCACTAGTATAAAATGGATTTACAAAATGTCTTAATTTAGAGGGAAAAAATACTAACATGTTTTCCCAACTTTTATCTGCCGGTATAGGATATCTTTGAATATCTCCAAGAACATCTGTGTATTGAAAACAAAAATTAGCGGTAATATTTTCATGTTGTAATATATGTGGAAATGTTTTATATTCATCTTCAATTGAATATGGAATTTTCAACCACATAGCAAAACTAAACACACCTGAATGGTGGTGAACTGGATTAAATTCGTGTTTTTTTTGATAGTTAACCCAAACATTTTCTAAAAAATATCCTTTCTCTTTACATTCAAAATGAGAAAATTTATCTTTATACTCATAAACTAAAGGTAGTAATAAACTTTCCATATATGTTTTACATTCAAATAAATAATACTCATTATTGAGATGTCCAGCTAGGCCTTGATTGAATCTAACCGCATCATCAAAATTTTTTTGCAATTGTTCAACTTCATACACAATAGGTTTTACATCATCATCACTTAGAATGATTTTGAGAAAACCTAAATTGCTGAAGTTTACTTCATTTATTTCCATTATTTTAAAGCATCCCTAATACAAAGACGAAGACTATCATCAACTTTCATCTTTGCTTCCCAACCAAGTATTTCTTTTGCTTTATCAACATTAGGAACACGATAACGAACATCGTTCTTATATGCTGGTTTATGGTCAAAGGTCATAGCATAATCATATTGACATCCAAACTCAGTTTCAGCAATGGCACGGATTTTTTTAGCAAGTTCTTTCATTGTGATTGGTTCATGATTGCCAAGGTTGAATGCCTGATTATCAGATTTATTAGAAAATGAGTATGTTGCAATCGCCTCTGCTACTTCATCAATCCATGTGAAGCAACGGATCTGTTGTCCATCACCAAGAAGAGGAATATTGTTTGAACGCTTGATAATAATCTCATGCATAAAGTCGGCAAATACATGAGCAGTACCTTGTTGACCTTCCGATTTCTCATATGGAGTTAAAATATTAAATGGACGCCAAATTGTATATGATACACCATACTGTTTCTCAAAAGCAATAGACATTCGTTCGCCGACAAACTTTGATAGTCCATACTCTGTGTAAGGAGCAACCACCGTATCAATATCATCCTCTTTTACAGTACCTTGGCAGTTCTCATACACCATAGACGATGATGTATAAACAACTTTGGAGACGCCGTGGTCTACTGCGGCCTTGAGGACATTATTATGTAGTGCTAAATCTTCACCTAGAATATCGGCACAATACTTATTGAAACCACCGACGCCGTATATTCTGGCTGCCATTTGGAATATAACATCTGGTTGGACAGATTTCACAAGAGCATCAACAGAAGGACGGTCCGTAAGGTCTACCTTGCGAAACTCATATCCTTCACCGGCAATACCAAGGCGTTCACCGTATCTAACCAAGTTATCAACACCATAGACAATATGCTTATCTCTCAAAAGTTTTGGAACAACTGCTTGACCTAATGATCCTTCACTACCACACACTAATACTTTCATTTAACATCTCCAACTTTATAAATGCCTGTCTTACTTAGTTTACTTTCTGGATACATTTTCCAGAGGTCGGCAACAATACAATCTTTTCTAAACCAATCTAGAGGCCATACGGATTCCATACCTGTATGTGGAGTCATTACAATAATAGCATCAGCCTCTTGAGGTATCATACATGTATTTCCCTCAACAAAAGGATCCCACATATCAGATTCCACGCCGTGCTTCTTACATACCTTACGCATCTTGTATGAAAGACTGTTGCGAGTATCATCACAGTCTTTCTTGAATGTAGCACCTAGAATAAGGATCTTCTCGATGTTCGGGTTGATATCCTTAATGCGATTAAACACATAATCTGGCATACCTTCATTAATAAGAAAGCTAGTGTTAATAAGATCACCAAAGGGAATGTCACTAAGCAAGAAACGACCGTCCTTGAAGAGGCAAGGGCCTCCAACATTAGGGCCTGGATGAGGCACATCCATTCTAGGATAATCATAGTTACATGCGTCAATAACTTTGTCGATGTTGATACCATGTTTCTCTCCAATCATCCACATTTCATTAGCAAAGGCAAATGTGACATAACGATACATGTTAGTCATCAACTTACCAAGTTCCGCTTCTTTTGGTGAAAGGTGAAAAACTTTATTCTTAATGAAACTATTAAAGAATAATGCGGCCTGTAAGTAAGACTCCTCACTAAATGCACCAACAATCTGTGGAAGTTTTGTTGTCTCAATAATAGAACGGCCTTGTACCACTCGCTCAGGACAGAATACAAGATGATAGTCTTCACCTTCTACCCAACCATGGTTCTTTTCAATATGCTTACGGAGAACCTCTGTAGTTCCTGGTGACACTGTAGAACGAAGGACAATCAACTGTCCTTTTTTCATGCGAGGAATAAGAGTATCATCAACAAAACTAAAAAGATCATCAAGGCGGGCATTACCTTCTCCATCTACCGGTGTGCCAATCATAATAGCCACTACATCAGAGTCCTTGATGAAATCAAAATCGGTGGTAAAAAGTATTCTCTCTTTCTTTAGATTGACTTTCAGTATATCTTCACCACCTTCTTCTTCATAAGGTGTGATACCAGCATTTAGTTTATCAACGGCATCTTGGTTAATATCAATACCATATACATTATGTCCTGCTTCGGCCACAACACAAGCAAAGGGAAACCCTACGTGCCCGCCGGCACCGATAACTGATACTTTCATCATTTTGTCTCCAATAAAACATCCTCTATGTCATTACAAGTATCTTGTATGGTGTGGTTTGCCATGACATAGTTATAGGCATTATCAATCTTTTCTTCATCTCTCTTATGATTACGGAGAATTTCCATCAACTCCTTCTCATCTTTATAAGTGGTGCCATGGTAGCACATATCTTTGGCACCGGCAATATCTCTGGCGTACCATGGTGTCTTATTCATCATAGCCTCTAAAAGGACAAGACCAAATCCCTCTTCATAGGAGTTCATGATATAAGCATCTGCACTGGAAATCTCAAATAAAACATCCGTCTTAGGTTTACCAAAGAAACATTTGACCACATCATTCTCAGCAGGCATCAAATGTTCTTCACCATATCCATATAGATGGAGTTCAGCATTAGGAATCTTTGCTTTAGTAAATGCTTGTGCGAGAGGACCCATTGCTTTATGTGGCCAAAAACCACCGGCAGAAACAAAGATAGTTTTTTTCTTATCAAACTCATGTCTAAAGTATGCCACTTGTTCAATACCGTGACGAATACGGCGACCTTTCTCCAATACATTATGTTTTCTGAGGTGATCGATATCCATGCTTGTAGAATATCCAAGGAATCGGTGTTCTCTTAGGCCATGCAAGCATATTGAACTTTCAGATGGTTTAACAATCAGATAAAGGACTGGTGATTGTATGTTATCAGCATTTACATGAACTATATTCTGTGAGATGCAATCACCACCATGGACAACTATGAGGTCCCATTTTTGATCACCTAGCATTGCTTGATAATCATCAGAAACTTTTATACCGTTATATTCACCTTTGTGTTCATGTGCTAATACGATAACATCATGGCGCCGACGAAGCATCTCTTCGGCCATATTCTGCACATAATACTCACTACCGCCAGGATAAGGTGCATAGCGGTGAACCACAAACAATAGTCTCATCATGCCTCCATAACAAACTTATCCCACCATTCATAAAGGTTGTGTAAGTCCGTAAACTCATTAGGAATATCATTCTTAAATACTGGTCTCTCTATTATATCTAGGTACTCTTGTTTACCAGCAGGAGAGTCCAAATGTTTTACATAATTCTTCACACCATCTAATGTTTGGAAATCATGAACATTAATAAATGCTTTGGTATTGAAGTCACGACCAACAGTTTCCGATCCCCAATAGATAGGCATCGTTTTGGTTTGAAAAGCATTAAGGATTTTTTCTGTGACATATCCAGGATGTGATCCATTCTCAAAACAAATGTTGAAACGGTAGTTATCAAGGAACTCTAGTTTATACTTTAATTTGTCTCTTGGTAGAATTGCGTTCATATTGTTTAGATGTGGACCGGCCGAATGTACCTTTTTATATCCACTCATCATCTCGAACATAGCGTTTCGCATATGCTGTCTAGGATTCGATACAACAAAAGAACAGAAATCTCTGTTATCATAATCCTTTTCATAATCACGGACTACATTCTTGATCTGTAGAAAATCATCCGTCCATCCTTCTTGAATGGCACCATGCATATCAATAATATACAATGGTAAACGATAATGCCTAGGACTATTCTCATGATCAAAGGTCATAGCAGCAAAGCAATCATTATATGGAGGCCTTGCGTTTTCACCTGTATAGAATATCTTCTTTACTTTGGTCTTATCAAACCTTTCATTAGAACGACCAAACTCTCCTTCACCATATATCAAATACTCCGGGTTCACATCATCACGGATAACATGATAGTGTTTGTTAAAAACATCCATAAAGAAGTTTACTGCCGTTGTAAAGGTATCGGCAAAACCAATGCGAAGAGGTTTACGTCCCATTACTTGTACCAGAAAAAGGCTGAATTGGTTGAAAGATTGATAGGTGCAGTAATCTTATAATCATTACGAAAATCTGTTACTGCACGTTTAACTGCCTCAATAGAAGAATAATCATGGCCAGAAAACAAACCACCTTTCTTGAGCAAAGGATAGTATGACTCACAGTCAGCATATGTGGCCTCATAAGAGTGATCACCATCAACAAAGATGAAATCAAATTCTTCTTTATTGGTGATAGTCTTAATCTTAGATGCAGCATTAGAGGATGTTTCTCTAATCATTTGAACTCGTTCATCATATTCTTTTAGGTTCTCTTGTGCAATCATCATAAACTTATCAATAACATTTTGATTGATTTCACCGTTCCAATCCTCATATGCTTTATAAGGATCAATGGTGTATAACATCAGAATGTTTGGGCATTTATCTAATAGAAATGATGTTGACTCGGCACGGCAAGTACCAATCTCAACACCAACAATATTTTCTCCAAGGCGTTTGATATAAGGTGCTAAACCTTTTACCGATACCCAATCATAAGGCCACTTATCACCTAGTTCTTTAATAGTTCTAAAATCATCATCCGAAAGTGCCATTATTAATCTCCAAATTTATTAGTAAATAGTTCTTTCCATTCAGGTACTCGGTCCCACTGGTGAATTATTGATACTTTATTTCCGTTTGCATGAACTTCATTGTTGATTACATTATACTCTATACCACGCACGAATGGCAAGTGCATATTTGGATTTCTTCTATATTCTTCGCCAATACCACCTGACCCAGATTGTATAGCAGGAAGTGATGTACCAGCGTGAACAACCCAACCATCGATAGGATTTGTAAATTTAGTTGTTAATGAATATACTTCCGTTTGTAAAAGGACATTGAGCGCCGCTTGATCTGGACCTCCTCCGCCCGGAACGTGTGGATTTAGGCCACGACAAACCAACCAAACATTTAATGCAAGATCACGCATAGCATTTCTATTTCCAGAAATAACACCGGCACAATAGATTTCATTATCGCCATATGTTTCTAAGAAATATTGACCAAATGATTGTTGTAAATTATTCTTACCCCATGGTTCATCTTTATATTTTAAATTTTCGGAACCAACAAGAATATTTCCAAAAAAGTTTTTACTTAACCATTCAGAAGGATTATTCTGAAAAACCACATCTCTAACATCAGTCATAATAACATTATTTACTGGTTCACTCAATACATTTAAGAGACTGTATAAATGAAAAAAGCGATCAACCATAACAGATCCGCGAGAATTGTCATGTAAAAATCCTTTTTGCTCATCGTATTGATTACATCCAACCAACATAAAATCTTCATCAGTAAGTTTCTTTACTGTTTCTGCATCCATATTATATACTATAAGTGCTTTATGTCCGGAAAAACCGGACTTTTTAATTGAATTGGCCCAGTATTTGATTTTATCCCAATTATAATTATCAACCACACCTACAATTAAATCTTTAGCCATGGAAACTTCCCTTCATAGTATTGTTCATTTATCTTATTACCTGCATCAAAAAATTCTTTATTTACCGAGTTGGGGTTACCATCCAGACGATAGCAAAGGGTGTGTTTTCCACTAGTATCGTATTTGCTACGATCTTTCACCGCATAGAGATACTGGCGGTCTCCACCCCAACCGGCGTGCCAGTAGTGACATGTCTTTTGTAGAAACTCTTTCTTCCAACAGAATGATGATGTGTCTATTAGGAACTGATCTCCATAAGGAGAATTGCGTGAGGCGAATATTGGCCACTTACCTAAACTTTCACATTTATCATCACATAGATATTCTTTATCTGGACTATATATCTGTCTTAGAGAATAGGCAAAATCTAGGCCGTTTTGTTCAATAGTATTTACCAATGTTTCAACATGATCTGGTTGATACCAGTTGTCTTCATCAAGGAAGAGAATGTAATCGGAGTTTAGTAGATGTGGAATACCAGCATAGATACGATGACCATAAAAAGATTGGTCACCAACTTTACCTGTGTTCTCTGGTAGAATAAGGACTTTTACTTTATCTTTTGGTGGAAGTCCAACCTGTTCAAATACACCATTGGCATATTCTTTACCATCAACTACAATAAGATGTTTGATGTGTTTATAGGTTTGCTTTTCAACACTATCTAAAGCATCTTGTAGTTTTGGAGAACCTATTGTAGGCGTAACAACCGTTACGGTCTTAGGACCCTTAGGGGCATCTGTAATCACAAGTTTCATCATAACATCCTATAAAGAAGACCGGGACTTGTATCAGAGGTCCCGGCCGTGTTATACTTACTTAGGCTACTTTCTTACCTGTCTTCTCTCCAGCAAGCTGCTTTTGAAACGCCGTTGCCTCAGTGAGGAACTGTCTCGTCGCCTCCCCGACGCCGAACGGATCCAGGATGTCGATTTTCTTCGCCTTCTTCTCCTCGGGAATAAATCGTTCAAGAAAGATTTTAAGAAGTCCATTAGCCATCTCCGCGTTCTTTACAACGACC